GGTACTATGGCAAAAGTACAGCCTGTGCTTTGAGGCATGAAGACCATCAAAGTTTACGGGGAGCTGCGTAAACGACTCGGTCAATGTCGTTTCGAGTTCGATGTGGCGACACCTGCGCAAGCAGTCAAAGCTTTGTGCGTCAATTTCCCTGGGCTTGACAAGTGGTTGATTGATAGCGAGCAAAACGGCATTGGCTATCGAGTAAAAATTGGCAAAGAAGAAGTAACACCAGAAGGTGCTGAAGTCCTTGCTATGCCTTGGAGCGAACGCGAGGTCTTCAGCATTACCCCTGTAGTTGCTGGTTCAGGTGGGGTTGGACGAATCATTGCTGGCGCTTTGTTGATCACAGCCGCTGTATTGGTGCCTGGCGTTGGTCCTGCTGCTGGAGTAACAATTTTCGGCACGTCATTTGGTGCTGTAAGCCTTGGCGTTGGAGCAATAGGTGCTGGCCTGGTTTTGGGTGGTGTTGCTGAGATAATTTCGCCTATGTCCCCGCCAGGGCTTGAGGCAGGTAAAGAGGCTGCCAAGCTTGCAAACATGAGCTTCAGTGGCGTTGTAAATACAGCTCGCCAAGGACTTCCTGTCCCCATAGCCTATGGGCGTGTATTTGTTGGATCAGCAGTGATCAGCAGCGGCTTTGATGTTGATCACACGCCAAGTAACCCACCAAGCTCTGGTAATTCGCTTCTAGATAAAATTGATGGGGCTGCTTCTTCTTCAGTCTTTAGTACCAAGTTGACATGAATAAGCACTTTCAAATTCAAGGCGCTGGCGGCGGTGGCGGCGGCAAAGGTGGCGGTCGTTCATCTCGTACGCCGATTGAGTCTGATGACACACTTCAGTCAGAACAGTTTGCGCATGTATTAGATCTTTTATGCGAAGGAGAAATTGAAGGACTTGACGATGGCAGTAAAAGCATTTTTTTAGATGACACTCCCGTTTCAAACGCTGATGGAAGTTATAACTTTCAAAACTTTGTAATTGTCACAAGAAATGGCACGCAGGCTCAATCGTATATTCCTGTTCCAGCAGGCGGTGGCAACATTGAATCCGAGCAAAATGTTGGAATTAAGGTTGAAAACGGGACTCCCATAACCCGTCAAATTACTGACACTGACATTGATCGAGTAAGAGTCACTACTAACGTTCCCTCTCTCCAACGCATTACAGACGATGGAGACATTCTTGGGCACTCTGTGTCTTTGCGCATTGATATTCAGTACAACGGAGGTGGATTCAACACTTACCTGTCTGACACAATTAGCGGTAAAAACAGCAGTCTGTATCAAAGGGATTATATTATTGACTTAGATGGTTCATTTCCTGTAGACATTCGTGTCATCAGGACAAGCGCAAACGAATCAAGCAGCAAAAAATCAAGTGACATTTTTTGGAGTTCTTATACAGAGATTCAAGATGACAAATTGCGCTATCCAAACAGCGCGATAGTTGGCTTGCGCTTTAGCGCAAAGCAGTTTAGCAGTGTGCCTACCCGCAAGTATTTGATTCGCGGGATGAAGGTAAAGATCCCAAGTAATGCGACTGTAGACACAACAACACATCTCGGAAGAATCACTTATTCAGGGACCTGGGACGGCACTTTTCAGGCAGCTACTTGGACTAATGATCCTGCGTGGTGCTTGTATGATTTGCTGATTGATCAGCGTCGTTATGGCGTTGGTGTAGACGAAAGCACGTTGGATAAGTTTGACTTCTTTTCTGTGTCTCAATACTGTAATAGCCTCGTTGATGACGGAAAAGGCGGGCAAGAGCCACGTTTCAGCCTCAACATTCTGATCAACAGCAGAGACGAGGTTTTCAACGTCATCCAACAACTAACAAGCGTCTTTCGTGGCATCGCTTATTACGGTGCAGGATCGCTTGTTCTAAGGCAAGACAAGCCGACTGATGCTCAATATCTGCTCGGCCCCACAAATGTTATTGATGGAGTATTTTCTTATTCAGGGACGGCGGAAAAGACAAGACACACCTGTGCAACTGTTGGCTGGCAGAGTTATGACAATCTTGGGGAGATTGAATACGAATACGTTGAAGATGCTGAGGCAGTAGCTAAGTACGGCATTATCAACAAAGATATTCGCGCTCTGGGTTGCTACTCACAGGGCCAAGCGCACAGGCTTGGCAAGTGGACATTGTTGAGTGAGAAAAATCTCACTGAAACCTGCTCTTTTGGTGTTGCTATCGACAGTGGCATTGTATTGACGCCAGGCATGGTGGTCGACATTGCTGACCCATTGCGTGCAGGTACAAGACGCAGTGGTCGAGTCAGTTCTGCAACTACTACTGCGATCACAGTTGATAGTGACACCAATTTGTCTGTCACTCTGACAGAAAATCCGACTATCTCTGTAATGATGCCAACTGGTCTTGTTGAGACCAGATCGATTAGCACTATTGCAGGAACTGTTGTCACTGTCTCATCAGCGTTCAGTGAGGCACCTAAAAATGCAGCTGTTTGGCTAATTCAAACGACTGATATTCAGTCGCAGCAGTTCCGTGTTGTCTCTGTTACTGATAACAATGATGGCACTGTTGGCGTTACTGCACTCGCTTATAACCAATCGATCTACAACGCTATTGAGCAAGATGTATCGCTAACTGCGCGAGATATTACGAATCTTACAGGTATTCCTGCGGCAGTTACAGACATTAAGGGCGCTGAGTTTCTCTACCAAGAAGGTCAAACAGTACACACTGGCTTTGATTTGAGCTGGAGCCATGCTCGTCTCAATGTCAATGAGTTTGAGGTTAAATACAGGCTTGATGACGATAACTTTGAGCAAGTTACAACTGCTTCACCGTCAATCACGTTGCGTGCGTTGCGTGCTGGCACATTAAAGGTTCAAATTATTGCCAAAAACTACCTGGGTAAACAGAGCGAGACTTCAACGTCCACATTTGAGCTTGTTGGCAAAACTGCTCCACCAGGGGACGTTCAGAATCTTTCGATTGAAGCAATTTCAGCAAACACTGCACGCCTCAAGTGGGATCAAGCTTTAGATCTTGATGTCAAGGTTGGCGGCAAAGTTCATGTTCGCCACAGCAGTCTTACAAATGGAACAGCAACATTCTCGAACAGCGTTGACTTAATCAACGCTATTCCTGGATCGTCTACTGACGTTGCTGTGCCACTGCTTGAGGGTGAATACATCCTCAAGTTTGCAGATGACGGTGGACGCCTGAGCACGAATGATGCGAGTGTTCTCGTCGATATTCCCGACTCAGTTGGTTTGGAGGGACTAATTAGTCACCGAGAAGATCAACTTTCCCCGCCTTTCCCTGGCACTAAGACAAACTGCTTCTACTCCGACGATGAAACTGCGCTGACTCTGGAGGGCAAAGACAATATTGATGACATGACCGACTTTGACAGCATCCCTGTAATTGATTTCTTAGGAGATATTGTGTCAAGCGGGACTTACTTGTTCCAAGACACTGTGGACTTTGGGGTTGCGTTTTCTGCAATTGAATTACGTCGTCGTTTTGTAACTCGTGGTTTTTTCCCGTCTGATCGTGTCGATGCAAGAACTGCGCTTATCGACACTTGGCAGGACATAGATGGGGGGATTATCCAAAGTGTCAATGCGGAAATGTACGTTAGAACTACGAATGATGATCCAACAGGGACGCCTACTTATAGCGCTTGGATTCCTTTTAACAGCGGAACATTTTCGGCCAGAGCTTTTCAGTTCAAGGCAGAGCTGACTAGCTCCAAGGTCGATGAAAACATTCTGATTGATCAAATGGGGTACGAGGTCTTGCTGCAACCTCGTTCTGATCACAGCAATGCTGCAATAGCAAGTGGTACAAGTACCAAGTCTGTAACGTTTAACAAGCGCTTCTTTGTTGGTACGGCAACGGTTGGAGGCCTTAACACTTTGCTCCCAAGTGTCGGTGTTGTTGTGCAAAACCTTGGCGATGGCGAGCGGGTCAACGTCAGCAACGTGAGCGCTACAGGCTTTGATTTAGATGTTCTCGATTCAAGTGGCAGCAATGTGAATCGCAACTTCACCTACGCGGCCAATGGTTATGGACGCGGCATATAGAATGATGATGTTGTTGCGGCCTAGGTGTGGCAAGACACGATTACACCCTTGATAACCAGTCGGGACAAAATTTCCGTAGCGACCTGAATAGCGCTCTTTCAGCGATTCAGTCGGTTAATAGCGGCAGTGGGGCGCCGACAAACACAGCGCCGTTCATGATGTTCGTGGATACGAACGACGGCAACAATCTCAAAGCACGAAACGCGGCTGATAACGGCGATGTCGTGTTGGGGCCGATCACCACAACCAATTTCGGGTTAGCACCGCTTTCAGGTGCAACGTTCACGGGTGATGTCATCCTGAACACGACGACTGCATTGCAGTTGCCTGCTGGAACGACAGGCGAACGGCCTAATCCTGCCGCCAACGGCGACATCAGATACAACAGCACGACCTCAAGCTTTGAGGGTTATGCAGGTGGCGCTTGGGGTGCTATCGGCGGCGGTGCAACTGGCGGTGGATCGGATGCTGTTTTTTATGAAAATAGTCTGACGGTGACGACCTCCTATACCATTACGGCTAACAGCGGTGCTCATGCTGTTGGTCCGTTGACAATTAACAGCGGTCAGACTGTCACGGTCCCTGCCACGTCCCACCTCGTTATCAGCTGATCATGGCAATTCAAATTGACGGCGACTCTGGTGTCAGCGGCGTAAACGGCAGCGCCACAACTCCTGCCCTGCAAGGCACCGACTCAAACACTGGCATTGTATTTGGAACGGATACGGTGCAGGTTGCAACTGGCGGCAGCACTAGGGCGACGGTTGATAGCAGTGGAAATTTGGGCGTAGGCACCTCGTCGCCAAGCGCCTTGCTGCACATTTCAAAAACCACTAACAGCGGTGACGTTGGCTTAATTGTTCAAAACACTGGCACTTCTAATAACACTGCTTCTGTTTATTTAAATAAAGGGTCAGGCGCTGAAGCTGACCACCGTATTCAAAACGATACAGGCGGAAACCTTACTTTTGCCAGAGGCACTGATGAAAGTTCGTATAGTGAGCAAATGCGCCTGGATTCATCGGGGCGGTTGTTAATCGGGACGACTGCTGCACGCGAACACCTTAATGATGGCAGCGACTCAGCACAAGTCTTTGTACAAGGAACTACTCAAAATACAAGCACTTTAGCTGTTATCAGAAGCTCAGATAATGACGGTCCGTCTCACATTGTTTTAGGTAAAGCTAGGG